GGTCACGGACAAATACTTGATCACCGAACTTGATCACGTTTCTGAAGATTTTGAACATACGCACATCAAATTCATTCAACTTACACCACTGATGTAGTTGCTTACCTAACAATTCTACTTCGTGTGGGGTAGGTTCTTCTTTGAATTCAAATGAGAATGGTGTCTTATTGTGTTCATTTCTTTGTGTAGAGAACTCTGATATGATGTCTAGGCAAGCGTTGATTTCAGCATCAACATCCATCATCTCGTATTGGTTATATCGCTCAATCCTGTTTGGGTGACCAGTATAGACTTCAGGAAGCCTAGACATGTAGTTCTTATAACCAAATTCAGTGTTATTCCACCCACCTGTTTCAGAACCGTTCTGTCCAGGTGATCCGTTCCAAGCACCAGAGTTGCTGTTCATGCCCGAGATAGGACTTGATACACCGCTCTTATTTAGAAATTTCTTTTTGTATGTTGCCATTTTAACCGATACTCTGAATATAGTATTTAGTGTTAGATCATTGATTGTCGCAATATCTTATTCTGTGTGCTATGAGTACTTTCTAACACATGGATGACTGAATCTAGCTTGTGTGATAGTAGCTTCATCGTGTCTTGATGCAGACCCATAACTTGTTTCATCGAGTTATCGACTGTAGTTTGTGCAGTAACTGCTTCATGCGAGGTTTTACTTTCTGCTGCATTAGCGGGCGTCTTAGCCAACCTCATCAGCACTGAATCAGCATTTAGAGGCGCTATCATCTCTCTGCCGTGAAGTTCTACTGGATAACCGGTAGTAGGACCATCAAATACGCCGCCTTTCGCAGCTTGCATCTTACCGCCATGTCGAATCAAATCGACCGTCCTAGCTGCACGCTTCCCTACTTGTTTATACCATAGGCTATGTTCAAGTCCATTTGCTGCGCCTTCAGCATCACCCGCTTCTAAAGCTTTGACGGTATTAGGCCACTTTTTGTACCAAGCTGGACCCATATTGAAGGTCAAATCTATTAAGCCCGCCTTCCCTTTTTCATTCATTTTATCGAATCCAGGAATTCTAGCAGCGGCGGCGGCGTGTACCCCGTAATCTTTTTTGAACATCTCTGTGATTTCTTGCTTAGAGAATTCTCTATTCATTTCAGGAGGAAGCGTCTTGCCATTACCAATCAAGTGGCCCACACCCACAGTCCAAAGTCCTAAACTATCTTTATAAGGTCGTGTCCTCGCACCTTCATTGCCGGCAATCATATCCATGATCCAGTTGCCCATCGAACCTAATACAGTTGATGCAAACTTACCTACTCCTGATGCAGCTCCGGACCCTAACTTACCTAAATTAGTCATAGCAGAACCTGCTGAACCAGCTTCAGTTCCTAACCATTTTTCAGCGGAACTAGCTGTGTTAAGTAGTGCGGAACCGGCTTTATTGATTATGGAGGAAATTCCACCTCCTCCGCCGCTAGGTGGGGGGCCGCCTCCGCCACCTCCGCCTCCAGCGCCTCCAGCGCCGGCAGAACTACCGGCCATTGATCCGGGACGGCTAGTTACGGCAGCAAGAATTGAGGACAACAGTCCATTAGATATTCCTATACCTTTGGCTATAGCATCTAGTCTTTTTAGAGATTGTGATACGGGATCTGCTGGATTGTTAGGATCTACATTAGGTGCCTGTGGAGAAGCCGCAGCTTCTTTAGTTCTCGGTCTTCCGCTAAATAAGCCACCTATCCCTTTGCCTAAAGCACTAACACCACCATATAATCCTTTTCCTAATTTTTCTCCTCCGAAATAACCTAGTGCGCCGCCGGCAAGTCCTCCTACTACAGAAGCACCTCCAAATGTAAACGGGTCTAATGCGAGTGCCAATGGGTTGCCGGCACCGAGGGCCGCGCCTGCGAGGCCGCCGGCAACCCCACCGCCCGATCCTGCAAGATTTTTTCCAGTTAGTTCTTTTTTTCCGGATGCATAATCTAGTGCCTCCATTCCGGCCATGCCGATCCAACCTGCATGTTTGCCCAGCGCGCCGCCTACTTTACCTAATGCTCCGGCTTCGCCTCCGCCTAGTAGTCCACCAACTTTACCTAATATTCCTCCGCCTTTGCCGCCTCCGCCTAGTAGTCCACCAATTTTACCTAATATTCCTCCGCCTTTGCCGCCTCCGCCTAGTAGTCCACCAATTTTACCTAATATTCCTCCGCCGCCAGCCAAACCTCCTAAAGCAAGTGCTGCTGCTCCAGCAGCAAGAGTTAATGCTCCAAATCCTGCTAAAAGACCATCCATTGCTACTTTAACACTTCTTTCTACTTCAGTTAAAGCATTTCTTGCCATTTGTCGTGGGTCTTCAGCAACAGGTCCCTTACCTGCTTTATTTGCAGCTATTTTATCTGCTTCAGCTTGAGCAGCCTGAACTCTATTCTCGCCATTCATAGCTTGCGCTTGTCTAGTGTTAGAATCAGCTAATGTTTTGTCAGTTATATGAGTAAACTGTTGCAGTTTATCCGATAAAGCTAGACTTGACCCTGCCATAGTTTCAAATCTATCCATACCTTTATCATATGCATCAACAAGTTGACCTTGTTTATAACTACCGTCTTTAGCTGCATCTGCCATTTTTCTAATATCAAGACCCGCAGCTGCGTATCCAGCGCCTGCTTTGGTCACGGCCCCAGTAAGATAAGTCGTTGCTGCTGCTGCTGCCATGGCAGGGCCTCCGGCAGCCTGTGCGTCATCCATCATCTTATTGGCGGCGGCTCGCTGCATATCAATTCGTTTTACTGCGGTATCGTCTCCCTTGTCCACCGCAGCCTGCCTTTCAGTTGCCCATTTGTGTTCTTGAATTTTCCATGCCACATTAGCACGAGCAATTTCTTGTTCTTTTTTATTTTCTTCAATAGATTTTCCGGTTATTGCACTGAGTTTTATTAAGTTTTCGGTATAATCCTGAGAACTAGTTTGCAGGGCTCTTTGCGTTAGCTGATCTTTAGCCAGCATTGCTCCTGAACTTCTTTGGAGTTGCACATAATCAGCAGTTGCTTGGATTCTTTTTTCGTCGTCAAACCCCAATCTTTGGAAATTCTTACGAACTTCCGGAGTTACCTGATTCATTTGAGCGAACTTTTTTACGGCCTCGTCCATAGATCCGCCGAGCGTTTGTAACCCACCATGCATATTTTGCATAGGCTTAGTTAGTTTACCTAAATCAGTAGAGGTCAAACCTACCTGATTAGCCATCTGTTGTAATTTGTCAGTTGAAAATGAGCCTGCGGCACCCATCTGACTAATGTCATCAGATGCCTTTAAGAGTGCGTCAGATTGCTTATTGAGTACTCCTGCTAGTGCAGTAAATCCTTTTATAACTAACCCGATTATTATTCCTTCAGGACCAAACATTGCACCAAATGCAAGTGCAGCGTCTCCTGCTTTAGATAAACTATCATTATACTTCGCGAAGGATCCACCACCCTCGTTCATCGCTTTAGCAAAACTACTAACTGCCCCTAAACTAGCATCCAAACCTTTTCCAAAATTTAATGCAGATGCGGCCCCCATATCATGTGATTTTTTTAAGGATCCTAATGCACCGACATATTCGTTATGAGATTTAGTAGCATTAGTAATGCTACTAATAAATCCACCAACAGTGCCGGGAATTCGTTGTTGGCTAGAAGCGGCCTGTTCGGCAGATTTACCGAAATTACCCAATGCCTCATTTAATTGACGCATTTGCTCGTTAAACGCTTCTAATTGTTCCGGATCCATATATATTTCCAAACTTTAAATTTAGGGTATATTAAGGTAACTAAATATATTTGTATTTATCGTTAGTAAATAACCCAATTTTTATGAGGAACATATGGACAACAATCCACTAAGACAGTATTTTAGAAGGCCAGCAGTATACATCAAACTTCCATCGCAAGGGAAAGACTATCCACCGAAAGTTATCGAGTTCCCCGAAACCGGAGAACTCCCTGTATATCCTATGACCGCGATTGACGAGATCACTGCAAGGACTCCTGATGCATTGTTCAACGGTACTGCGCTAGCAGAACTAATTAAAAGTTGTATTCCAGCAATCAAGGATCCATGGCAAGTAAGCAGTAATGATATAGATTCTATTCTTATCGCAATCAAGATCGCATCCGGCAATGAAATTACAGAAATAATATCAGATTGTCCGGAATGTAAAGAGACTAATACCGTCGGAGTAAACTTGACTGGAGTCTTGAGTACGTTAAAAGCAGGGGACTATGATTCTATCTTGGAATTAGGTGATCTTTCCATCAAGTACAAACCTATAACATACGAGATTATGAATGAGGCCGCTTTAGGACAATTCGAGTTGCAGAGAACTTTTTCACAGCTAGATGATACCAAAGACGATGCCGCTAGAAATAAAATAACTAAGGCAGCATTAGAAAATCTTACTTCCCTTACTATGAAAATCCTTAGCCAATCCATCGAGTACATTAAAACCCCTACAGCAGAAGTTAGAGAAGAAGAGTTTATTCTAGACTTCTTGAAGAGTTGCGGACGTGTCGAGTATGCTAAAATCAGAGATACCAATGCAAAAATACGTTCAGACACTGAGGTTAAACCGCTAAAGATTGAATGCGAAAGTTGCAAGCACCAATACGAACAAACCTTTAGCATAAGCCCATCAGATTTTTTCGAATAAGGCTTCTTAAATCCTCTCCGGAGGAAGTTCAGAAGCTCATCGAAAGATATGAAAAAGAAGTTCAATCATTAAAAAAAGAAGCATTGCAGTTGTCATGGTATATGAGAGGGGGCGCGACGTATGAAGATGTTCTTAACATGAGCGATTTTGAAAGGAAATCTATCAGCGAATTGGTAGAAAGTAACCTAGAAATAACGAAACAATCCAACATTCCATTCTTCTAAAGAGAGAACTATTCATTTAGTTTTCTCTAAGAGAGAACTATTCATTTAGTTCTCTCTTTTCCTTTTAGAGTTGTCCTTCAGACAACTTATACCTTACTCGCTTTGCTCGTTTCGGTATACGCTTTTCAATCGTAGTTGTTTATTCATCTCTTCTTTAATACATTGCTGTTCAGGAAGCCATGGTAGTGCTACTCAGCACTACCACAGATTTTGGATCATATTGCTACGTCCTGTCATCCTGTGTTGTCTGTTCCCCGTCACACTAGCTATTGGTGCTGCATGACGCCACCGGTTGCCCTGTAAAGTTTAATGGGACTGTAGTGAAGCTATTAGGTGGCACACACCTAATCCTTCGGCAACGCATGTCCTGCACCATCAAGACAAAATAGATGCAGGCTCATTGAGGGTTCGCTTAACCTAACGAGAGCCCTCTCGGTATTCCTTGGATAATTATTATCCAAGCTGACTCCAGATCCGTTGATGGTATTTCACATCTTCTCAAGGAGAGTCGAGGTACCCCGACCAAACATCAATGTAGGGTTCTGTGTTTTTAAGCTAAAGCGGTGTTGATAGTGAGCAAGTTGCCTGACGTGGTGTCTGTTGGTGTCACTGTGCTTGAATATGCTTTAAGAAGGTCTTTGTTGTGCTGAAAAAAATGTTCGAATTCTATTATTAGCCAGTCACCTGTCTTAGATGAACTGTAGTATAAAAAGTTGTCGGTGACCCAAGTGAACTTAGTTTGGACTGCAACATACTTGCCCTTACGACTAACCTTGAGGAATAAAATATTTAAATCATCTTCATCAGCTACTGTCATAAGTTGACCTAACCAAGTATCAAATTGTTTACAGTTGCCGGTAAGCAGTAAGTGAAAGGGGAAGTCTGCATAGTTTTTGCATTCAGAATTAAAGTGAGTCCAAATGTCAGGAGGAACAATGTCGCCTTTGAAAGACTTCGCTTGATTTCCGTCTAACGTTGTTTTGCGATAGGCATTTGCTCCGCCAATGTAGGCACCGGAATTAGGAACTCTAACGAATGATTCACTGTATAATCCGCTAAGAAACTTAGCGACCTCTCGTTCGAACCCTGATCCTTTTGTTTTGCTAGGAGATGTCATACTATGATTTATCTCTTGTGAAGTAGTCAATATATTTTCTACAGAGCATTTGGGTTACTTTTACACTGATCGCCGTGATACATTGTATAATGATTTTTAGCAACCGTTTTACCGCAATGATCGCATGTGCGTTGATGCTCCGGCTTCTTCATTGGATTGTTATCTCCTGAATTTTTCAAAGTTGTCATCGCTTTATTGTAATCCGATGCCGGAATACCAAACATCGGGTTATTCTTGCCCTGCATTCTAGCCGATAGTTTAGGATTTCCTAGCAATGATTTAGAGATGTTTTCGTTGTGTGCAGCAGGACGACATTCGCTATATTTTTTTACCCCAGAGCTTTGTTTCTCACGCCGCTCATCAGAATAAGTTTTTCCATAATGAGGTGATAGATTACCTTTTTTACCAAACATAGGATTCTTTGCACCTAATCTTGCTTCTCGCTTTTTTAGTCTCGTCTCTTTGTTTTCTTTAACACCGAAACGATTATATAAACCGTCACCGTTGTGTTGATTAAAGCTCATAGGATCATTTCGTGCATCTAAACTGATTAATATAGTAGTTTCTAAAGACACAATGTATTCAGGATCACCGGTATGTAATATTTCATATATCCACTCTTCTCTATTTTCTAAGATTAGTGGTTTTACTTCTTTACTTGAGCAAAGGTATTCTTCGTGACGATCAGGGTTCCATCCCTGTCTAACTTTTGATCCTATGTACCATTTGCCGGTAGCAAGGTGTGTCCACTTATAGATATATGGAATAGTAGGGTGATAAATATTCATGCTGATGTTTCCTTTGATAGCATTAGAGTGAGTGGGGATTGCACTCCCGCGACTCACAACTATTTATCTTTCCGACTCTTTTTCACTACAGTAGGAAGTAAATCCTCCCTCCTTTACTGCTTTAACTACACTATCTACTCTATTAACCAACTCATCTTTATGACTGATTAACCACACTGATTTGTTTCGAGTTCTAGTCATATTTTTAAGCAGAGCCATAGAATTTTCAATCCCTACACTATCCATCCCCGCATCGACTAACTCATCAATGAATATCGCGTTGATGGGACAGTAAAGATTTTCCCATACATCTCTAAACGCGAAGGATAATCCAAGAATGAGACGGTTCATCTCTCCCCTGCTAAGGTTATAGAAATCCAACTCTCTACCGAGTTCTGTGATCTCAACTGACAAGTCGTTCTTGAAGATGACTGTGTGTGGTAGCCCGATCTTGTCAAGATAGTTCGTGAGCCTAGAATTCAGATAAGACAAATTCTGATCAATGATCTTCTTGCGGACGAAGGAATCCTTGCTAGTCAGCAGATCAAGGAGGAACTTCAGATGCTCTCCGGTACGGGTGAGTTGATTGATCT